AATGGCGAAGTATTCGTATCGGGTGACGGCAAGACGGTCGAGGTTGCCAACACCGCTACTGTACGCAACGCCATCCGTAGCGGCGCACTGGTTGAAGTCCAGGTTTGTGGTAGACAATGGCAGATTGGCGCTGCCAGTATTCAGCAAGGCAACCTGTAGCGCGCCGTCCTCTTGCGCCAGCGCCGTGGTCAAGGCATAGGGACTCTTGAACTTCATACGGAACTTAAACCACGCGCGCAGGGATAGCGTGCCAGGTGTTGCGGTGGCGTGTAGGTCGGTCAGGTCATACTCGGTGGCCGCGGTGTTGGCGTTACCATCACCCGCAACCAGAATGGCCAGCGCTGCCGCCACTTTGTCTTGCTCAGACTGAACCGCCATCAACTGGATGAACCAAGCCAGTTTGTCAACCTTCATCAGCGCCAAGTCCTCATAGGACGCACGTAACGCCCGCCCGTACTTGTGTAGGCGAATCTCGCGTTCGTTACCGGTGATGGTGGCGACTGGGATGTCGGTCGATTCACCAACGCGGTATTTGCGCAGTTGCTCGGCGTCGTAGTCAATGAAGAAACCACGATACACGTTTGAGTTGATTACCGTGGTCATGGCGGTAATTTCAGTCAACGGGATAGCGGCCTCAACACGGTTGTTGTAGTTGACCATTGTGGACTCGGCATAGGGTCGTTCCCACGAACCCACCACGCCATCGCTATTCAGTAAGACAGCGCGTACGCCTTCATTCCACTTGGCGCGCTCCTGCTTGTTTTGCCCGCTGGCGCGCAACCAGTTGCGGCGGAAGAACTCGCCAAGCAAAGCTCGCTTCCCTTCGCTGCGCAGAAACTCACCCGCGTTGCTGGCGTCGTAACCGGCGAAGCGGTCGCCCTGCGTGCGAATGCCGGCTTCACGCATCATGCGCTGGAACGCATCTGGATCGTTTCTCTCTTTGGTTGGACTAAGTTCCTCCAGCACCAACGAGATTGTTGGTTTTTCAATTCCAACACCGCGCAGGGTGGCCGCGCAGCGGGAATAAACCTCCAACGGGTTTTTGTCAAACTGTTCCCAAAGTGCCTTGTCAGACATTTTTCTGAATTCCTTTGTACGGTTTCACCGCACGATTAGAGCTTAATCACCAAAGCCGTGGTTGTGTCGTTTTCAGCGATAAAGCCACGCGCTACGCCGAGTTCAGCAGCGGTCGCCGTAGCCACTTCTCGCACGTAACCTTTGGCTGACGACAATAGCGCGCCGACGATGCGTTTTCCAAGCGTGACGCTTGCGCCTGTGCCGGCGGGCAAAGTAACATAGCCTTCATCAGCCACGATAGCCTTGCCATCGCTCTCGACACCGAGCAATTTACCAAGCACAAATTCCCCGTCACCGGCAAGCGCAACCGTTTTGTCGGCTGACAAAGTGACGGCCTTATCAACTTGAGCGCTACCCCGTACAGCAGTGGCGCTAAACGTGATAGTAGAGTTGTCGATCAGGTAGGTTGTGCGTTCCTCCCGAATCCCTTCAAGTTTTACCGTGTTCCGTGGGTCTGCCATCTTCCTAATCCTTTGGCGTGTTACGCCTAGTTATTCGCTCGTGCGAGTTCAACGCAGTTGGAGCCAACGCCCAACAGGGTAATACTGTCCGAATTGCCCATCGTGAACGTGCTGGCAATTTTGCTTGTGGTGCTGTCGGTGATGATGATGTTTTGCGCCCCAACATTGTGAATGTGGAAAATCTTGCCGGCTGCACAGACCGGCAAAAAGCCAGCCGCCGCCGAGCTACTAATCGGCACATTTGACGTAACCGGCGTAAGCGTCTGCGTGGCGCTCAGACTCCAACGTACCGGAGGGGTCACAATTAAATCGCCAGCAACCGTTAGGTCATCGCCAACCACCACGTCATCAGAAGCGGTCAAGTCGGCGCCGGTTACACCAGCCGCAAAAGTAGCTGCGTCGCCAACCGTCAAATCATCGCCAACCGTCACATCGCCACTCGTCACAATGGCGTCAAAGTTACTGTCATCGGCGGAAGCCGGAACAATCGCCACAAGCACAAGCAGGAATGCCATCACGCCAAAACTAATCAATCGCTGTTTCATGGTTCCCCCCTTATGCCTTGTAGGCGTTGCTCGGAATGCGCGCGCCGGTTGGTTGCTTGGCTTCGGCTTCTGGCTTGTCGCCTTTGTCCTCAGACTGCCGGCCACCAGTAAAACGACTATCACCAATCGCCTGCCAGTCGCCAGATAGCTGCTTAATGACCGCCAACGATGCACGCTTAAGCACGTCCTCGTAAGTCTCCTTAGCGAACTTCTCACCAAAAGCACGAATACCTTGCGCAAGCGCCTCGGTGATCAGGTCGCTACGATAAGCACGACCGTCATCGGCCAGCGGTGTAAGCTCAACAACCTTATCCTGTGCAGCCACAAGCGCAGCCTGTGCGCTTCGGTTGCTTTCCAGTTCTGTCTTCAACTGGATAATTGCGCCGGCCAAATCCGTTTTGTCGTCTATGGCCAGCACTTCCCGTACTTGATTTACAATTTGCTCTGCTTCCAATTTCTTACCCTCCAAAGTTACGCCGGTATACGTTCGCTTTGCTTCCGGCAATTTCATGCGGTAACGAGTTTCAAACATGCGAACGGCATCGGGTTTCATCCGTCCTTCTGCCGCTTCCCGTTCTGCTTTTAGAATCTCAGCGCGTGGGGTTGCGCCGTCATACACGCTTGACACTTCTGACAATCTCGCACCATCCACCGCATAGGTAGCCAGCACGACACGCATCACGCCATCAGCGCTCTTGACTTCGTATTTCATTCCAGGGACGTGTGGACAGTCCCAATCCCAAATATCACGCTCACACAGATCGCAGCGGCTTTCGCCACCGAAGAAACCAATGCTGACATCCCGTAGAATGCCGGAACGAATGCCATTGATCAGGTCATCGGTTTTGACTGAGTTGAGCGTCAAGCCAGGCAAGGTGTAGAAGTCGGCAACCATGCGCGTACGGTCAGGCTCCATCGCTGTCTCAATCTGCGCATCTAGTGACCGGCCAAACGGTAATTCGTAATGCTTATGTCCAGGAAGGAAAGCAACACCGGCTTTGGCATCGGCTTGGAAGTTCGCCAGGGTGTTCAGCGTCATATGGGATGAATAAGCGTCAATAAGCGTGCTGCTTGCTTCCAGGCTCCAAAAGAATGGCGCTCTTTCTTCCAGAATCGCCGGGTCATAAACATGCTTCTCTAGCGCCAATGCCATCAGTTCAGCGTTGCGCTGTGCATCCGTGCGCAGGACTCGCACCGGCACGCTAAAGATTAGGTTGGATGTGTCAATATCTCGCATGGTGTCCTTATGACACTAGAAAAAGGCAATAAAAAAGCCTTGAAAAACTATGTATCAAACATAGCATTTCAAGGCTTTAGAATGTACCTACACAGGTGTGTAGCCTACACGGATGTGTAGGTGGTTAGGTTATTTGAACGTGTGTGCCCCAGGCGGGTATGGTCGGTCGCTCATAGTGTATTTTGGATTATTCTCAAACACATACGGCTCATCATCCTTGCCTTTCTGTACTAAAGAATCCAACCATACGCCGACAGTCTCAATAGTTTCGCCGGATGCCAAACGCTGCTTCGCACCATCGAACAACTCAGTCAATGTAGTGGATGCCGGAAGCAAGCCACGAATAGATATTTCTTTTGCTTGATAGGCGATCCTATCCATCAAAATAATACTAATGTCACGATCACCAATCAAGCACCACTTCGATAGCTCTGCCGTCATTTCTTCAATTTGAGCGTGCCAGTCAAGCACATTACGAACAGCCATATCAAGCGTTCTGGTTTGTCCAAATATGGCGCCTGCTGCATCGTTAACGCTAATATAACAACCATACTCAGCACACCCATCAACGATTGACTCAATTGCATCCTGCTGCTCTTTTGGTAGCATCGTTTACCCTTGCCTTTCTGTGCATAAATTCTTAACCAGTTCTGGACGACTGCTTACCCCTAACTTGTCATATACTTGGCGCAAGTGGAAGCTAACCGTATGATAGCTCACACCGATTTGATTGCCAACCCCGCGGCGCGTCAGGTCCGGTTTTTCTCGGAGCAAGGCGCAAATTTGTCGTTCTCGTGGCGTTAACTTTTCCATTCGTTCGTTCCAATCCATTGATCAGGATAATGCTCAGAACAGTACAGCAAAAACGGGATTACTTGTTGAGTAGGCGCAAGCACCAAAGATTCAATAGAAGTGCAGCAACGCCGCCGCTATACACGCGCCATCGTTGCCAAAACAACTGCGTTTCACTGCAATCGATACAGTGCAACCGGTCATAAATCGCAAGACCTACCAAGAGATAACATATTATCGATATGCTGATAACCACAACGCCATACGATATTGATGAATCAGTGGATTTCATCCTGCTTCCCTTCCGGCAACGTATTTTCAAGCACCACCGTTACAGTTGGCGGCTTATTCCTTGCCATCTCCAACCACGTTGGCATACGATAGGTCCGTGTATAACTTCCGTTTGCCTCAACAGTGATAACCGAATCAGCACCAATGTTGTCCATGAACTTAACAACGTCTTCCCAACTGACAGGTTCGTGAATCAATGGTGTATCGGTATCAGTCGAAGCACTCTTAGCGCTAACCATCTTTGCGCCTATCGCGGTTAACTCACGTTCGTGCAAATTTAACTGACGTTCAAACTCGTTGGCTATACCCATCAGCTTGCCTTTCTACGCATCCATCACGTCGAATTCCATTACCTCGTAAGCATCATTATTGCCAGGATATTCAGTCAGATTCTCATAGTACAAGTCGTCGGATTTCTTCTTAGCGTTGTCTTCATTCAGCCACACGCCAAGAACATCGGTTTGCCACTGATACGGGTCGCCTTTGTTGATTTTAATTAATACATAGGCCTTCATCTGCTCTGCCTTTCTATAGCGGCTTCGCTTGCCGGTCGTCTTGCGTGTGCGTGATGCGTGGGTCTGACTTTGGCTTATCTGGCCACAGGACAAGGATGCAATCGGCGCTGGCTAATCCTGCATCACTCAGCACCTTGCCGGCTCTGTCGTCAAGCACGCTAATGGGTACACCGCCTATTTTTTCTTGAAGCGTGTACTCGATATTGCCAACTTCTTTGCCTTCAACCATTACCTTGTATTTCACAATTAGCTACCTTTCCACACCGTTGACGGTGGTTCCCAATTGATAAACACAGGCGTATGAATACAATCGCAGTTTGGATGGCGCGGGATACTCAACTCATCCGGCACGTTATCCGTGTCCATCATGCGGCCATTCAGCGGCGCACAAATCTGCGGACATCCTTCGCCGTTCGTGTCATACATCATGCGATTCAGCCCATTCTCTTTGTACGTCCACCCTAACCCGTTAGCGAATCCCCACGGCACTTCAAACGTGGCAATGCCGGTGCTGCGACTCAGCGCCTTCATCGCAATGTAAGCGCCGAGCACGGTTAGCGTGTTGTCGTTACTTTTGCGTGCCGCCGGTATCTCTCTGGCTAAGTCGTTGACGGTCGTGTCAATCAGGCTAATTTCGCTGCCAACGGTGGTCAGCATCGTTCCACGGTCGTCGAGCGCTGCCAGGTAAGCGCTATTGGTGAGGCTGAATGTACCGGCTAACTCTAGCAACTCTAGCGCAATCGTGCCGCCATAGTTCACCGCGCGCTTGTGGAAGCGTAGCAACAATGCCAGGAGTGCAGCCACCGCCGCCGGCTTCTCTAGTTGGCGCTCGAGCCACGGCTTTAGTTCTTCCTCATCTTGCGGCGCCGAATCAATGCCATTCCTGAGGGGGAACCAATACCAATCCGTCAGCACCGGCGTTAAGTCGTCGGCCATGTCCACAGCCATCGGCATCTTGGACGGCTTTGGCATCGTGACGGCGCGTGATTCAATGGCAATCAGGTTCGACAATGCACCGTGCATGGTGGATAGGTGAGCGTGTAAGGCGGCGTCAGCTAGGTGCATGATAGCCTCTCGTTGGTGGTTCTGGTATTGGTCCATAAAAACGAAAGGCATCCCATTCATCGAGAAACTCGGCGCTATCACCATTGTCCACATACCACGAACCTTCGTAATCCTGACGCATTAAGCCGATATACAAACCAAAAGAAGCGCCTTTATCTATCCAATAGTAACTACCATCTTCATTCGGTCTATCCATCCACCTCATTGAGCGTTCGCTTTCTACGCTTCTAGCGTCTCTCTGTTCATCTGTGGTGGTTCCGGTTCCGGCAATGGTCCTATAAAATGAGTAAACTTATCAGGCCGACACCAACCGTCTTCTATCCATACCTGAAACTGTGTTCCGTCTTTAATTACTTCCGCCATGTTTCTCTCGTGTCCATTCCACACCCAATAAAAACCATCTTGGGTTGGCTTCTCAGTTGTCCATTCCATCAGCACACGAACGTAAAACATGGTCTAACCTTTCTACGGTAATCTCACATCTATCTCAACTTGATAAATTAACATAAGCCGGTGAAATCCATTGTCGGTACGCTCAATATTTACAGCTTCGATAAACAGGCCGGTTTCCTTACTGAACTCTGTAAGGAGGTCGATAATTGTTATGCGCAATTTCTCTTTCTTCGCTCTCGCATCCAAAACGGTTATTTCTTCCATCCTTACACGTTCACTTTCTACGCCTCTAGCGTCTCATGGTAGCCATTACTCGAAATCAGGCTCATTGCCTTTTCTACGTCCATTCTAGCCGTTCGCAACTCCGACAACAACACCAACCGGTCGGAGTTCTGCGCTTCTTGCCCATCACCATTGTCCTGCACGATTTGCGGCTGCGTTGCCGGTTCTGGCGCTTTCTCGCCGGTTGCCTTGTGTCCGGTGATTTCTTCGCTGGCTTCGTCGTGGCTAATCCAGCCGGCGTCCTCTTTGGCTTTGGCGTTGTTGATGCGCATCGTTTCGGTTTGGGCATCACGCAGTTCTTCGGCGGCACGCAACTCAGCAAAGCGGAATTCCACATCGCATTGAATGCCCTGCGCCTCAAGTGCCAACTTAAAAAGCCGTTCAAGCAACGCTTCTGCGTAATGTTGAATCGACTTGATGCCGGCGACGTAAATCTCATATTGGCGATTGCTTTGCGTCTCACCAGTCGTGTCATTAAGCGCTAACATCAACGGCATCGTCTTGAGCGCCCGCACCGATTGGCGTTCTAGCATCGTGATGATTGAATCTATGCCGCTTAAACTACCCTGGCCAGTGATACCCACTGGCCGGTTGATGGTGACTTGCTCGGTGTGGACGTAGGTATCATCCGGTTCAAGGCTACTGAATGCAGTGGTGACACTATCGACAAACGATTGCACGTAAGCCTCAAAACTCTCGTTGCCGGCGCCGCCCATCGAAAACGCGGCGGCTAGTTTCTCGGTATCAATGGCAATGTCTAGCCGTGGATACCCTTGCTGCTGAATGACTCGCTTCAAATCGTGCATCATGCCAAGCATAAAGAGGCTGGTAAATAATGCCGGCGATGCCATCGGCCTACCGTAGGGACTCCCGAACGGCGGGTCGATAGGGATATTGCAGAATGTCTCCATATCAAGCGGTTTGAAGTTTCCGCCTTGCCATTGACCTGGTTGCCACACCTCGCCAAGCTCATCGTCTAGCCGCTTGCGAAAACGAATCGATGCGGGGTCGGGCGTGGCAATGTCTAGCGGTATGCGACCCCGCTTATCTAATACCAGTTCACCCGTAAGCGCACCGCGCATAAATGCACCGAAAAGCAACCGACCAATCATAACATCTGGCGTGCCGTGGCGCTTGCCCAACGTTGCCATAAATGCCTTGATGGCCTTGTTGCCGATGTCGTCTTCCACTTCGCTACCGGCGCGGTACGCCTTCTCTGTATGGCCTGGATTGCAAAAGCGCAGATAATCCCACAGCGCACGGCTCACTTCTGGCGACAGGTCGGCCAGCATGTCCATTAGTTCGATTGGCGAACGGTCCTGAATGGCGCGCATGTCCAGGTTAATCATTTGCCAGTTGGTTTGATACCCGCTTGGCGGCTGCACAAGCCAGGACGCAAACGCCACGCTATCGGCGGTGTCGCGTGACGCACGGCCGCCAGGCATCGCGCGGATGTGCGTGCGGGGTGCTGGTTGTGATGCTGGCTTGTATCGGAATAGAGAGCGAACGTAATCGAAAAAGGTCACTGTTTTACCCAACCTTTGGCTTTGCCTTGTATGATGCCGGATGATGGTGTCGAACGAATCAACCAGCCTATAATGTAGCGTTCAGCGTCGAGAAAGTGGAAGCTATTCTTGTCTTCAATGGCTTCGGTTGGTTCGCCGTTTTCGTCTAACTCTCGGCTATAGGTGCGTTTTTCTTCAAGAAAGCCATCAAGGTCATTGAAATAATAGATTTCATTTCGCTTATTTGCGCCGTAAACTCTATCTATGCCAACTTCCACATCAGCAATCGCAGGTTCACGCACAGGTAAAGCAGACTTTTTGCCGTTGACCACGCCGCCTTGCTGAAACTCGTTGCGCCATTGCCCCTCCGACTTACTACCGCCCACACATGTGGGAATCATCGGTTCGCCTTGCAATAGATAATAAGCGTGCTCGGCAGCGCTGCGTCCGCCGGCTTTGTATTCACGATAGGCGTATAGCTTGCCCGTTCCTGGTTCTCTGGCGTAGAACATGCCGGCGGTATTCACGCCGCCAAAGTCTAAACCCAAGTAACGCTGCCATGTGTCTGGAATCGTAAACCGTGGAATAACGTTGGTCGTTTCATTTAGGCAGTCATAAATCAAACCGGCTGGCCTGGTAAACAAGGCATTGTAGAACATATCAAATTTCCACAATGGTAAATCTCGCCGTGCGCTTTCGTATTCCTCGCGTGGGAATGCCGGATTATCAATGCTCCGAAAACGAATCACGTCGATCTCTGGGTGATTCTTATCGGCTGCTATCCACGGATCCCAAATCTTTTGTTTGAGCCAGCCTAAATTATATGGCGTTGTCGTGATGAGTACGCGCCCTAAGTTGATTGACAAACGCCGGCGAATAGCTTCCCATGAGCCTAGTTTGAATTTCTTTTGGCCGGCCTCATCTAGCCATACCCCTTTGGCCGTTGCGCTTTCCAAGCTATCGGGGTCTTGCGCGTGGCCAAACATTACCGTTGTCGGCTTGTCCTGCTTTGCGCCAAAAGTACGTATCTCGCCCTCTTCGGAAAAAGTAAATGTCTTGAGCGAACCGCCAACATAAGAACCCAGCTTCAATGTAGTTTCAAATATCTTCTTGAATTCCGGCAACGCTTTCTTTTCAAGTAGCGGGTAGGTCGGCGTAACTACCATGTAATCACCAGCACCCCGCCAACAGATTTCACGGTAAAGCCAATGTGGACCGAAAGAAGTTTTACCAGATTGTGTTCCGGCCAGAACAGCGACAAAGCGCTTCTCTGAATCCCACGCGCGCCACTGGTTCGCATGGAAGTGCAGTTCCATGCCTCCATCTTTTGCAATCTGGTAAAGGTCATTCAGTGGCGGCAACTGGTCTAACCTCCCTTATGTAAGTTACGTGATGAACAGGATCTTCTTCTGTACCTTTTGGCCCATCGCCACCAAACAACTTGTGATGCTGACCAATCAGTCTCTTTGCCGCTTGCGCATCGTATAGCTCAAAATCAACTTCTTTGGTTGTCACATCAATATCAGAGATCGTGCGCGTCGTCGTCTTTACCTTGAGTTTTTTTATTAAGTGCAGCTTACCCTGCACTTTTGCGTTTAGTAGGTCTAAAACCGGCTCGCCATCTGGTTGGATACTCCAAAACTCGCCAATGTCACCTCTCGCCTCATCTGCCAACCGCATCAGCACTTCATTGGCGCTCATGGTTTCTTCTGCCACCCGCCGGTCAATCTCCTCTAAAATCTTAGGATTTCTTAGGATTTCATAGGCGCTTACACTGGCAGCTTCTCTACTGGAATTTGGGTAAACTCGGCAATAAGCCTCTGTTGCGTTAGAGCATTTTAGCTTTATGTACTCATTTATAAACTGTTGATGCTTTCGGCTAATCTCGCCTGCCATTCTCGCCTTACTTTCCAATCCGTATCCACACCACTATGCCGCAAAGAACTTGAAATTATCAACAAACTTCTTTGGCACTGACTTGCCGATGATAAATTCCCGTTCAAGTTCGTAGTTTGTTTTGGCGTTGATGTAAAGCAACAATCCTCTGCTATTTGGATAGACTTCCATCTCGCCATGATGAACGCCTTTGTCCCAAGTAAACAAGACAACGCCATCAGATACGATACTAGCATCCGGTATTGGCAATGCGTCCGGCAATGCTTGCAAGGCTTGCAAAGCCAACTCAGACGTAAACTTTTTTATCTCGCCAAACTTCACCGCTTCGTCAAGATAACTCTTTAACTTTTCCATTTAGCGTCCAATCAATATCCACACCACCACTAACCACGCCACAATCACCGCCAACCCATCACGCCTTGTCTGCCGCACTTCTGGCCTCGGCTGATGAGCCTGCCGCCGGTCGTATTGTTGCGCCAAATACGCTTCGACGTTGGCGATGGCCTCGGTGGCGAATAGTTGATTTGCGTCTATCATATTGTCCTATTTGCGCTTGGGCTGACAATCTGCTATTGTCAGCCCAAGAAATTACCGATCACACGTAAAATTAATGTACGGCTCCAACACGTTGACGCCATCACTGTACCTGACCTCAACCCGATACCTATGGCCCATCACAAGCGCCGTTAGCGGCGGCAACGTGATCACGTTGCCGGTAAATGATGCGCTACCTGATGGCATGTGCGTTGCCTTGATGTCAGTGTCGAGCGCTGTGCGGTCGAACACGTAGACGCCAACGATTGACGTAGGCGCGGGCGATACCGTGAGCGTATAGGTGATCGTCTCATCCTTGCCTTGATACTGCTCGCCTTCGATTGTTTCTCTGTGTCCGGCCATGTCAATCCCTGCTGTATGTCAGATTAAATGAGCGTGTTGTTGTCAGTGACAAATCACGGCTGTCGGTTGTCAGACTAAAATCACGGTCGGCGGATGTTAGGCTAAAATCTCTGGCGTCAGTGTTTAGGCTGAAATCCCTCGTTGCTGTGGTTAGGTGGACAATCGGAATCGTGCGACCAAAACCCATGCGCCGATACGCACCAACTAGCCATCGTCTAAGCATTAGAGACGCCCTTCACCGGCAACGCTTCTTCGTCTAACTCAAGCACACGCGTATTGAACGTAGAGCCATCGCTTTTCTTAATAATCCAGTCTTCGCCCTCAGTTCTACTATTCAAAATAGCCATAAGAAGTTCAGCCAAGCTATTCATGCTGGCTGTATCCTCGACCACCTCAAAGCTCCTACTCATTATCACATCCGCCAACGCCTGCATCACGGCTGTGGAAATCACCACGCCACTTGTGCCAGTGTCGTCAAGGATGGAAGCCACGCCATTGGCAACGGTTGCCAGGCTGGAAGCGGTGGCAAGCGTTGACGCCTTCACATTGTTATTCTCAAATTCCGGCGGGCTAATATCCCGAATGGCTAAAATGTTCGTCGGGTCGGCCAGGCTGTAAAACTTCACGCCGCCTGTGAACCCGTCACCAGGGTCGCCAAAGAAGTTATACATGCCGTTTGTGCCAACTTCGAGGAAGCCGGTATCAATGACCGCACCCGAATTTGCGCCGGTGGTGGTGTAGAACTGGGCACGAAGGTCAGCGAGTCCAGGCGTGGTATAAATGGTAAAACTAAGTGGATTTGCCATTATGCCTTACGTTGCAATCCCCACTGCGCACCAATCACAAGTGTTCCAGGCAAAGCGCCCTGCGCCGACTGCGGTATGGCGGCGATGATGTAGCCGCGGCTGTCGGCAACTCGCACCAACTCAGCAATGCACGCCTCTTGCGCTTTGAGTTCGGCGGCTTGCTGCTGCTGCTGGTAGGCGGCAACTTGTTCGGCGGTTGGAACATTGACAACTTTCTCGCCGTCGAACATTTTGCGCCCTGTTTCATCATCCCAAGTGTCGCCAGGTTTCAGCGTTGGCGGTTCGCCTGGTGTAATTTTTAGTTTCTCGCTCATTCTGGATTGAACTCGCTTTCTTGTTGCGCTTTCTCGGCTGCCACGGCGGCGGCTACGCCTGGAAGCGCAAGCGGTGCAACGGCTGCAATGCCTTCAAAAATCCCTATGACCTCAGCGAGATTTTGCACAATCGTTGGTGTGTACGGTCGGATTTGCGTCGTCACTTTATCGTCATGCTCCTTGTATGCAGCCAAATCGCCGCCTGGTTCTAGCCGTGCGTTAAATTCAGCGTATTTTTTCAGGAGTAATTTGGCGTTGGGATACACGCCAGTATCGATGATGCTCAATAGCTCCATGCGCGGCGTTGCGTATTGCACCAAGCCAACTTCGTCCTCGAACGATTCGATAGTGATTGCCATGTTTAATTGTCCAATTGTTTCCATGAGCCTGCTAGATACATATATGCGTGTGTGCCATCCTGGTATACGTCACCAGCGTTCGGGCTGGTCGGTGCAACGCCGCTGCGGAGACGGAGAGAGGCGCGAGCGGCTGTTGAGCCAATGATTTCCAGCAATGCTGTTGGTGCAGTGACATTGCCGATGCCAACATATCCGAGCGAAGACACGGAGATTACGTCATTTGAGTTGAGTGCCCGATTTTTGATGTAAACTACATTATCGCTACTGCGTACCCCGATCTGACCGATTAGCGTGCCGCCGGTTTTTAGCAAAAAACCGGCCTCGGCGCTGACCTGTGTGACCGTGTCTAGTGACATAAATCCAGACACAGAATCGCCTGTGAACCGTGCCAATCCCGTTCCGCTAACGTGCACACCAGTAACATCGAATGAGACCACCGGTACACGATTCCACCCCCACCGTCCATTCGTAGAGTCGTAATAGCCGTCCTGCGTTGTTCCATTCGCGCGATACAGACCAAAGGCATTCGTGCTGTCGGCTAGTGGCTGAATCTTCGGCAACTTCGCACCAAGCGTCAACGTCTGCACACTGGCACTTGCGCCGGTCGTTGCGCCGGTCGCCAACAGATACGCTGTGTCTGCCGCCGTTGCAATCGTGCCTAAACCAAGCGCTGTGCGTGCCAGTGCTTGCGTCGTAGCGGCCACCACATTGCGCCCAACAATCGTAAAGTCAGCTAGTGAAGCCGCACCGCTTCCGGTAAAATATGGCAACTTATCGGCGGCTGATGCCAAGCCAGCAATGGCGGTCAGTTCAGCGTCGAGCGGCTGATAGCTGTGCGTGTGTCCAGCCAACGAAAAAGCAGACGCCTGATAGCCTTGCAGCGTGTTGGCGTTGAGTCCACTGTTGTTGGCGTCAACGGTCAGCAGGCGTGCTAATATGGTAGATGCTGGCAGAAACTCAGGTGCGTTCAATTAATTCCTCAAAAAACGTTGGGGTAACAATAACCCGTTATCGGTCGAGCATGTTTCAATGTCCAACCACTGCCTATATCTTACACTATCTCGGCTAAAGTTTCAATGCCCACATGGGGCGCAAAATTAAGCCCCGTCCTGTGCCGGGACGGGGCTATAGCCTATTCGGCGATGCAGAGATCGGCATTCATCGCCACGCCGTCAAAGTCGACCAGATCGCCCCATGCAGACAGGTCCGCCGCTGGCCAGTCGAAAGCCGCGTCCATGGCCACTTCGGAAATGCCACAAGTCCGCTGCATACTTTCAGCTCGTGAACACAGCGCTTCGATGCTGGTGGACAGGATGCTGTGGGCCTGCACACAACGGCTGAGCTTTGTTAATGCGCCGGCGATCTCCTCACCCATCGCCAGTAGTGCGGCTGCGGCTTCTGGGCTTTTGCCGTTTTCGTCGGCCAATTGGATCACTTCGTCGGCGCGTGCGGCTAGGGACTTCGTTTGCTCTACAACGGCGGTATCCGAGAAAAGCGCGACCGCTCCCACCTCTAAGGCGGGGGGGCTTGCGGTAATCCAGTCAAGCATTGTCCTCTTCCTCTCTCTTCAATTTTCCCAATGTGGGATTTTCTTGTTAACGATATATTAAATCCGTAACAATTATCCAATGCTTGCAATGCGCTTACAGTATTGCAAGCAAAAATTAATGAAAACTAAAAACAAACCTGGCTATAGGACAGCAGGCACCAAAAACAGCGCTGGCCGGGCTGCCTCACGGCGTTGACGTGGCTGCACTTTCGTAAGCTCGCCTACTACCTGCGTCAAAATAATATCCTCCGCTACGCCATAGCTACAGGCTGGGCGCTTGACGTTGGAGCACCATAGCACCAGGTTGTCGGTATAGAGGCGATGGCCACAGAGCGGACACATATACTCAGTTAGGAAGCCGGCATGGAGCGTCACGGATGATCGTCTCCCAACTTGCGTTAGCCAAGTAGCAATTTGCGCATCTTGCTCGGTTTTTTTACTGCTTCGCCGCGACTAACAGCGGCGGATGGTTCGACGGTTGGCTTGCTTGCGTTGATGGCAGCGCCAATTGTGCCAAGCACCGCCACGGCAATCGGAGCATACAGCCAGTCAGAACCTGCACCCCCTGTGGCAAAATAATTTGCCAACGCGGTCACAATGGTGGCTATGGCGCCCACTACCAATCCCGGTAATTTGATCCCAAACATAGTTACTCCTATTTAATCCTAGAGAGCGCCAAAAATATCAGCGCCAGTATAACAAACCCTATTGCGATGCCAACCAGGGCGCCGCTATAAATGTTTGGCGGCATTGTTCGGTTTTTCCGTTGCTTCCAGTGCCACCGCTTGCTCACCTGTTGCGTCTCGCTGCGCTTCGCCTAGTGCCTCAAGCGTTGTTGGTTGCTCAATCACATCCGCCTGGCGTGCGTTGTACTTCTTGCGTAAAAACTCAACAAGGTCTGTCCATTCGTGATAGTTGCCCCAGATGAGCGACCAAACTAAAAGCACTCGCACGACCTCACGCCACAAAGAAGGCCAGGCTAGTGCCAACGAAAGGTAAAGCAGGCACAACGTCAAAAAAAACAGAAACGAATAGAAAATACGTTCCGTCCGTTCCCGTTGCCAAAAAACTATGGCTCGATTCAAAACCATGATGAGCAGTAGGCCAAATATAAGCGGCGCTAGGATTGTTGAGACCTCAACCATTTGACCGCCAGTAGAGCAACGCTACCATGATAAGCACAATCAGAAAGCCAACAATCATCGCTATTAGCAGTGCCCGCATTGATATGTAGGACGCATCCGGCGGCGTCACCGGCTTAATCACAACCTCAGACGGCCTTACCGTAATTTCCACATCCTGCAACCGTTTCACGTCCGCCTTGAGGATGATAAATTGATTTGGAATATCGTCAAGCCGGTAGGTTAATTCTCGAATCTGTGCGCCGTGGTCTAGGATTTGCGCTATCAGCCATTGGTTGCCGCTGTTGTCGCCAGTTACCGTTACGGTTTGCGCTTGCTGTGTGTTTTTTTTGCCAACGGCTGCGACATCGGCGTTATCACCTAGTTCAGCATGGATTTCATCGGTCACTAAGTCGCCTTTTTCGCCTCTAGCCGCTTGCGCCGTGCGGCTGGTAATTCAACAGTCACGTAAGTCCAGACATAAAACCCGCCATACAACACCGAGAATGAAGCCCAGCTGATCAGCGATAACCGAATGGCGATTCTGAGTCCATCGCCCGAAATTCTAGGACTTTCACCAGTCGCTATCAGAATTAAGAACAGCGTCAATGCCAATGAACCAAACGCCGGTATATCAAGCAATCTGAACCACTGTTTGCGGCGCTTGAAGTCCAGATAACCGCGCGCTGCATAAATAAATGATGCAATCAAGCCAAAGAAATAGCTAGCTGTTAGTAGCCGATCAAACCAGTCCATAGCGTGTACATCCGCCAGTATGGGGCGGCCTGTGTAATGAATTGCAGCAACGAGAGAGTGACGGTTTTCGGTCCTGAATTTTGCAGCCATGTGGCCGTGAGAGCCAACAGGATAAAAAAGAAAATAATCAGAATAACAACCAGTAGCGCCGTGTTGAAACTAACTGGTAATGGTCGGTTGCCTTTCAGCCGTTCTAATTCGTTTTCAATCGCTTCAAGTCGGTTGCCTTCCTGTTGGCGGCGGTTGCCGTCACGGATGCGCTGCGTATTGCCATATAACGATTCGATCAAGTCGGCCATCGTCGCCTCTTGTCGATCCATGCGCTGCTCTAGCGTCAAACGCAGTGACGGTGTATCGGGAGCGGCATAGTTATAGTAAGTTGCGCCTGTCGTGCGGTTGTCCTGTTCGATTCGTTTGCCGGTCGCAATGTTTTTACTATCGTCACCGGCTGCCGAATGTATTTCGTCACCGCCCTCATTTTTGCCTGCCATCTAAACAACCAAGTACATATAGACCGGCTCAAACACCGGCAAAACGACAAACGACAATTACAATGCCCAGATGTGCATAACTACACGACGTTTCAATGCTTGAAACTTACGCACAGTTTAGCACATCTGGGCTAGGCATTTCTAGGGGTAATTTTCGGAAATTGTAAGCTTTCGGATCTGTTCGAGGGTAATAATGCCCAGCAGCAGCGCCTGCACCACTGCACCAGTCTGGGTTGACGTGTTTAGCTTGGCGTAAATTCGCTCAAGGTGGGCATACACGGCGTTGACATTGCGGATTGCGTAGATGCGTTTGGCAACGTCACCAGTGCGATAGCCACAGGCCAGCATCAACAGCACGGTTTCCTCGCGGCGTGTGAGCAGCGTGTGTCCAAACGTTCTACGGCGCACGTAGCGGACCAGGCGGTTGGCGGTGTCAATGTCGCCCAGCTCATGACAGGCGTAGTCGAATGCGATACCAACCTCGCCGGTGCGCTCTATGAGGTTCTCCACGTTCTGTCGCACACGATCAAGGCGTTTTTTCATTAGGCTCCTTTTCTCGGTTCCGGTCCGGCCACATATAGATTCAATGGCCGGTTTGTTTCCTCATTCACGACGCGCCCCCGCTGATGCGCCATGCCATAGCGGATAAGGCGTTGTGCTATGGAACGAATAAACTTAGCATCAGTACCCAAAAATTCGGCCATCTGGTCGATTGTTTTTGGACCTTCTACGTTTAGCCACTCAGCAACCCGCAGCAAGTTGCTGCCCTTTGCACCCCGCTTTACCGGCTTCTCTGGCACGGCCATGTATAGATTTGCCGGGATGCTACCAAACTTGGGCTTGGTGCCAACTACCTCGATCTCACCACGACGTTGCATCTGGCGTGTGGCGACCTGGCAGCGCTGTACCCCCTCAGACGTTGCTCCCCAACCGAACTTCTCCGATAGATCGGCGTTGGTCAGCGGTCCACATTCCAGTAGCACGGCACGAATGCGCTCCGGTAGGCTTGGCGGCTTAATCGGTTTGAGGGGTCGTACAATCTCCGGTCTGCGCTTTGGTTCCCGATCAATGGGGTCCACGCGAGTCGGTTTCTTCTTCTTGCCGCCTGGTGTCCATGTCCTGCGCTCACCCTTGAAGTTTGTTTTACGCGCCGCTTCTGGCCCCGGCTTCTCTGGCGCATTGCGCTGCTTGTATGTGTTCAGCGGCGCGTAAAATGTCGCCTGTTGCGCCGGCGTGATCTCCCGTTCAGGATAGTTCGCAAACCCGCTTTCGAGTTGCGGAGTCGTAAACGTGCGACCTGTCGGCTTTGCCTTCTGCTTAGGCTTGCGCCGTTCCAGCCACAGGCCGAAGTCCACTACCAGATCCATTACCAGCTCCATTGCGTCCCTATCCGTGGCCTGTAGGCGCTTGCGTGCGCCCAGCATCTCACGATACTTCGTCTGCTCTTCCACTGTTAGTGTTTTCATCGGTCGGCAACTCCTTGAATATTTTCCACGATTCAGATGCATCGACAAGCGCCGCCCCTCTATCTGGCTGGCCACGCCTGTCGTCCTGTTCCATCAGCAAGTCGGCGAGGTGTTCGAGCGCCTGCTGTTCAGCTTGCGTCATAAATTCTCCTTTTCAGAAGATGAGTTCTCGCGAGCTATCCGACGATCTACGCTTCCACATACTGTTGATGCCAACGACCGGTATCTATACAGTCTTGGCATAACCACTCCCCGTCCAGCTCGGCAATTGTATGACCGATCCTCTCTATAGAGGAGCAAACTTTGCAGATCACGTCTAGCGGTATATCTTCTGTCCAAATGTACTTCTGCGCGCCAGTGGCCGTGAATGTGGCATCATCAGCCAACACCGGATCGATACTCATGGCGTTGGGGATAAATGGCCGCATCAAAGCGCATAGCATGTCGGCAATGCGCCGGCTGGCCTCTGGGTTGTCGCCCACCGGTACCACAGGTATCCACTGCCCTGGATAGAACACCGGCGTGTAGCCATCGCTGAAACGGCTGGCGCGCTTCGAGGGAATGAGCTGGGCCTCTGGATAGAAGTAGACACCGGCGAGCGTAGCGCGGCTTGCCAGATATTTGCGTTGCCAGGATCTGGTTTGTTGTGCCATCGTCTATCCTCTCGGTAAACTTAAATAGTGATCCAAATGGCGAAAGACTTCTTCAACACTATCCCACACCACAACCACATGGTTGCCGGCGGAGCGCAGCTTATCGTGGAATTCCAGTTGCTTCTTGCTGCACTTGCCGCCTGAAATTTTCAGCTCAATTGACAGGGAACCGAACCGCCCTCTTGGCACGAACAGCGCCAAATCCGGAGCCCCGGCTACGATCCCAGGTTCCATGCGCTGTCCAGATCTATATTGCCCATTGGGGATAGCCACGAGCAGCTCATACTCCGGCTGCGTCAAGGCCCGCAGATCGCGCTCGGCAATGACGGCGGCTTGGAATTCATGTTCACTGGCCCAATACGGGATGTGCAGGCCTTCGGCATGCGTTGCGTTATTGTTATCAGCCGATAACATTTTCTGTTCCGGCGCCGCAAATAGGCCAGGATTCAATGCCCGCAAGTGGGGCCGGGTTCGCAGTAGTTCGGATAAGTCTCTCATCGCCTACCCCCTACTTACCCACGCGTGCAGCGCCGCCACCGCAAACACAATGCCCATTGTGATCACCAGGCTAACGACTGCTCGCTGAAACGTCCACAGGTCCAACCATAGCCCCACGGCGGCCAGGGCGAGCAGTGAAATAGCCGCTGATAGGATGAGATATCGTTTATTGCTCATAACGCCCTTTCGCAAAAATAGATAATTAGACTCGCCAAAAACACACAGAACAGTATAAACTCAACCGGCAGCAGTATCTCCATTGCCATCCTCCGGATTAGCCAGCAAAACTAGCAGCGACCCGTGGCACAAGTCCCCCTCTCGACAAAAGCACATAAGGTCATGGCCCTTCAGCTCATCCAGGCAGTGGGGATCTGCCTGGAGCTTCGCTTCAATGTACGCTCGGAACAAGGCCAGCGCATGATCTATGGCTTGGCATTTGTAGAGGAAGTCCGGCCCGTGCTGAATGCCCTGTTGGTCGATGACAATCCACCGACTCGCCCGCATCCGGCGTACTCTGCGCACGGCGTACGGATTGCCCCACTTGGACGGACGGGATACATTGATGACGCCGCTCGGTTTTCGCCAGCCGAGTGTGCGTTTGCGCTGGATTCGTTTGGGTTTGGTCATGCTGTTACCTACTCTTTCTTGTGAGCGTAGTAGTCACGCCCCGTCTGTTTGGCCGCCTCTCGGAACGCTTCATCAGTATGATACCGGTGCAGGTAAGTTGCCTTGTTTTGCTTTTTTGCCCGTTCGCGGTAGGCCGGATCGCGTTGATAACGCTCTCTGGACTGCGTTCGCTGCTTCTCTTTAGATCGCTCGGCGCGGCTCTCCTTACACAAAAAACACAAGGTGCCGGTGGGCAAAAACATCTCAGTCGGCTTTTCTTGTCTACAGTCGCGACATATCCGCTTTGGTTTAGTCGTGCTGATACCGTCCTCTTTCTCTATCACCATTAACCGATCAAAATCTGGGGCAAAATAGCCATACACACAAGTGCTATAAACGACAGCGCCCTCATTGTCAAGGTTGATCTGGCTGAGCGCGTTCCACATCGGGTAGCGCTTGATCTCGTAGCAATTCCGCACGGGGTATATCTTCTGCCAAACTCGCTGACCTGTAACCGTGCGAAACTCTTGCCCCTCTTTCAATGCTCCAAATGTGGGCTTAGTCATACCACCTCCATCGCAAACAATGGCAGCGTCATCATCTCATCGCCACCCATATCCATTGGCGTCTCCATCAGGGCAGCATCAATGGCCGCATTCAATTCCTCAAGCGCAGCATCATGCGTCAGGCCAGATGCTTCGAGGCCGGGGAACTCTACGCAGGCTGCCCGGAACATGCTACCCTCGCGCCAGACGCTATAGGTAAAGCCTGAGTTGGATGGGCTGAATCTAAAGTTTTCCATGCAATATCTCCTATTCGCTCAAGGCAATCTGGCAGAGAATCGAACAACTGTGCTCCGGCTCGGCTTCGTACTTGCCAAGATGCGGCGGCAATTCGTCAAGAAAAACCGGCGAACCGCCAACCTTTACTAGCGCATGATTTAGTTCGCGCTCCTGCGCGGCACGCCGTGCAAACACGTCTGGGAAGTCAACCCTGATTTTGTTCCAGTAGCCAGCACCGGAACTTTTGACGCAGCCAAGGCAATTACTGTGCTGATAACCAAGCGTGTACATAATCGGCGGCTGGATGCCAACCTCACGCAACATGGCCACACAATCGGCATGGTCCAACATGGCGTCAATTAGCGGCGTCTCAACCTCAATCAGTTCGTTGTCACGCAAGCGCTGTGCACGGTCCTGCTCGCCGCTGTGGAAGCCAAACACATGAACGTCATCAGGTAACTGGTAGGCCAGCCGTGGCGCTTTCTTGAGTTCACCAGTGCACGTTGCGCCTGCAATGCCTGATAGATAGCGACGCTTGGTAATCACATCATCTACGTCCACATACTTTGTGGATTTGATAATCTCAATCTCTTTGCCGTACCACCGCTGGCAGTCCAATAGGAACCGTGCGTTATCTGGGTGTTCGCTGCCGGTGTCAATGTAGACAATGTGCGCATCGGGTTTGCGCTTCAATGTGAGATAGGCGGCAACGGCGCTGGTAGCACCGCAGGAAAACCAACAGATTGTTCGTCTCATGTGTTTACCTGCCCCTCCGCTAATTGTCGCAACTCTGCTTGTAACTCTTTCCATCGTCCGATCCAACTCTCACAGGCCGCCCAGCGCTCTGGCGTGTACGGTTGCAGTCGGCGAGCGCTTATCCACATGCCAACGCCCTTATCCCGCTCCTCTTCGCTGTAACTGATGAACACCTGCACAAGTCCTTGGAACTCATACGTGACTTTGCCCTCGCTGTGGCTTTGCGGCCCCTTGGAGGCCACCCAGCACAGGCGGGGCGTCTCACTGACAAAACTAATCATGGGGGCAAGTGGGTGATAGGTTGTCATCCCGTCTTCGCCTCCCACCCACTACACTTCCACATCACGAATCGTCCACCAACCGGTTCACCTTCCCACTCGCTGCTCTTACACACTTCAAAATCATCTACGCTCTGGTGAACGCACGAAGCGCAAAGCGTCACCGTTACCGGCTGCGGAGCTTGCGTGCGGACCTTTCCGGCTCCAACATTACGTAGCGGTTGCGGCGCTTCGATTTGTTCGGTCAGGTGTTGCATGGAAAAGATTTGTTTAGCCATTGTCGTTCACCTCAATTATCAATTTGCCACCATACAACCGCACTAGCTTGCGCAGCGTATCAATGGTCGGGTCAGCGCCACCATTCTCTACATCGCGCAAGGTTGCGCCAGCCATGCCTGTCATGCGTTCGGCTTCCGCTTGTGTTACACCACGCGCTATTCGCATTTGGCGCAACGTGGCTGGTAAGTCAACTATGTCAATGTGAATGCTCATGGTGTCGCTGTCTCCGTTGGTGTTTCTGTGGCCGTCGCTGTCTCAGTAGCGGTTGCGGTCGGCGTGCTGGTGGCCGTGGCCGTTGGCGTCAACGTCGGCGTCGCTGTGAATGACAGTGCTTCAATTGTGGCCGCTACAGCGGTCTGCGTTGCGCCTAGTGCAACTTCCGTTGCGGCCAGGTCGGGTGTGTTCGTCGCTGTCGCTGTTGCAGTAGCTGTCGCTGTATTGGTCGGCGTTGGCGTCTGGGTCGGAGTTTGTGTTTGAGTCGGAGCAAGCGCCGTCACCGTCTCAGCTAACTGCGCAATGGCGGTCAGGAATGGCGATAGGTCGGTTGTGGCTTGTGGCGATGCCGTAAGCGCTGCAATCAACTCTGCTAGTTGGGTAGCCTCTGCGTTTGGCGTGCTGGTCGCTGTCGGCGTCTGTGTTGGCGTTGGCGTAAAAGTGGGCGTGCTGGTATTGGTTGGCGTTGGCGTGCTGGTGTTCGTATTCGTCGCAGTCGGCACAAGCGCTGTAAGGGTCAGCCGCAAGTCGGCGCTGCTATCGGTGGGCATTGCCGCAATCGTAGCCAATAAATTAGCGATGGCTGTAGCGTTGGCGTCTGGCGTCTCTGTGGCAGTCGGCGCCGGTGTCTCTGTGGCAGTCGGCTCGACCGTCTCGAAAGTGACGGTGATTGTCTCGGTCGGCACGGTGGCCGTGATACTTTGGCCGACCAGGATGTCAATTCCTTCATTACTGACGAGTGGCAGATAAATGGTTGATATGGTCTGCGCCTGAATGACTGAGATAAAAATGCCAAACAGGGTAAAAACAAATACGGTTGCGATAACGTTGCGCTTCATGTGTAGCTCCTAAGATAAATTATTCAATACACCAATCCGGTAAGGGCCGGTCCCCATACACGTTAAATTCCGGCGCTAAGCAAATGCCATGCTGTAGCTGCCACTGACGCCACCTGTGCATTGCCAAGGGCTTTAAGTCGGTCCACCCTAGCGGGAATTCCATTAGCCACTCGACAAATGTCGGGTTCAACTGCCCACCAACTTCCGCCGGCGCTGTCGATCTCGCTGTATCCCGTAGGTGACTCCGATCCTGCTTTCGGCTGCCTGCCCTCCAATCGGCTGTTGTCGGTGTCGGCCATATATTTACGGCTGTGGCTAGATTCATACCATGCTTGCCTGCCAGTTGGGCTGGCGTCGGCTTGGTCTGTCGATTTTCGTTCGGACTCGCTCTCGGCGTCGGCCACATTGCTTGCCTTGCTACTGCTATGTGTAATTCGTTGCGCCCGCTCTGTAACTCCCATTCCGTTGCCGCACCGTGTTTGCCGTCCTGATTTCGTGGCGTCGGCAACAATCCAGAGCCGATCTCGTTTATGCGGAGCTCCCATTTCGGCTGCGGATAGAATTCGCCACCGCACACAATACCCGCTTTCGGCCAGGTCATTGACAATGGTTCCGAAATATCCGCTATTAAGCAGGCCTGGAACGTTTTCAAAGAGGCAGTAACGGGGTCTAATGATGCGGACGCAATCCCGTGTTGCAGGCCACATATTGCGCTCGTCATCAACTCCGGCTCGTTTTCCAGCAACACTAAATGGCTGGCAGGGAAAGCCACCAAGAAGGAGATCACAGTGTCCTTTGTAGAGTTCTGCGTATCCGTTCCGTATAAAGTCTCTGATGTCAGTCTGAAAGATGGGGAATCGATCAAGGACTCCATCTCGCTGTCTTTGCTCGAGCACTCTGCAACAATATTCATTGATCTCTACCGCTCCTATAATCCTGTGTCCCAACAAAACCGAACCAAGTATTCCGCCGCCCGCGCCTGCAAATAGGTGTAATTCATTCATACGTTTCAATGGCCTCCTTCAAGGCAAAAAAATACTACGACTTGCGCATCACTTCGATCAACGGGTCCTGATCTTGTCGAAGGGCCGTCACCTTCGCACTTGGCACTACCCGCCACAAGGCGTCATTCTCCGCCTCTATCGCCAGCGGCTCAAGCGCTTCGTGTTCCTCCGCCGTCAGTAGCCGTCCGCACAGCGTAGACTCCATTGCGGCGAACCATTCGGCGTATTCCGGCGGCGCTTTCTGGCCGGTGCGCCGTTCGTTGGCGGCAACCAGGCGCCGAAAACACTGGAGCATGTTGTCGGTCGGGAAGAGACGGGTGATCAGTGGGTTCATGGCTGCCTCTAATAGTCGTTCAGTTCGTAGCGGGTTGTTTCTGGTTTAACCAAATTCGCAAACTTGGTATATTTGGCCGTAAACTGCAAATTAACTCTACCAGTTGCGCCGTTGCGCTGCTTGGCAATGATCACGTATGCCACACCTTTGGCGTGGGGGTGAAAGGTGAAGTCTTTAGCGTCGCCGGCCTCATCATCTAAAAAACACTTTTGACTTTTAGCAATGTAGTATTCAGGGCGCATGATAAACATAACCACATCGGCAATCTGTTCGAGCATACCGGAGTAGCGCAGATCAGACAGGGTAGGCAGCTTCTCTTCGCGCTTCTCAACTTCACGATTCAACTGACTGAGTGCCACAACCGGCACATTCAAATTCTTGGCAATAGCCTTCAAACCCCTAGCGATATTGCTAATGCGCTGCTCTTCGTTCTGGGTTCGGGCCTCGTCGCTGCCCAGCTCCACGAAGTCAAACAGAACTAAATTTACCTTGTGCTTGGCGTTCAGCATGGCGGTTCGATAATACATTTGCTCGGTTGATATTTGGCTAGAATCATCGATGTAAATGGGTAGGCCGCGCAGCGCCTTAGCAGCTTGGATGGCGTCAAAATATTCTTCTTTGTCGGCTACACCCATCGACAAGCGCTGACCGTTGACACTGGCCGCACCCGCCGCCATACGATGCGCCAATGACTTGTCGGTCATCTCAGCACTAAACACAATCACGCAGCCATCGCCATAGTTACGCGCTGCGCTCTCAGCTAGTGCCATTGCCAACGCTGACTTGCCCATCGATGGGCGGGCGCTAATCAGGGTCAACTCCCCCGGCTTCATGCGGTAGATACGATCCAAATCTACGAATCCGGTTGACATACCATCAACACTTTCGCCACTCTGCCACAATTCCAAATCGCTAATCACATCGTCAATCACGTCGCTGATATGGCGGATGGTGTCGGTTTTCTTCTGGCTCACGTCCGACATTTGGCGCATTACCTGCGGGATCAGGGTTTCAGCCGCGGCACCTGGTTCATCCGCCGCCAATGCGGCCTGTTGCATCTGGCGCTTGAACTTTTGCAAAGCTACCCAGTTATTGATCACGTCAGCATACTCTTCGAGCGCCTCAGACGATTCGGGGATAATGCGGCTTTGTAGTTTGCCCAGATAGCTAAAATCAAAGTTGATGGCACGCAGCGCTCCTTCGAGCGCACCCGCTGACAGGCGTTTGTCGGCGTCCATATACAGTCGGCACATTTCGGTATAGATATGTTTGCCGGGTGAATCTGGCATATCGTCAGGATGAAGCCGGCCCGCAATTAATGAGATAGCCGATAGGTTAAAATAAAGATTGCCGACAAGGTGATCAATGGCTACTGCAACTTGTTCGTTCATCGTTCTAGTTCTCCTGCCTTTGCGACAATTACGCTTGCCTGTGCTGGTTTGTATCCATTCGTGTTGTTTTGTTTATTTTTATGCGCCTGCAAGATGTAGGCGAGTATGTCACCGTCTGGTCTATCCCTTGACAAGTCCCACATCCTTTGTGCTAAATAGCCAGCTCCCCCGATCTGGTTAGCCACTTTGCCCAGATATCCATAACTTGGGGTTGTATTGTCTTTACCAAAACACATCACATAAATTCCATACAATACCGCGGATCGGTTCTTTGTTGTTCTCAATTCCTCCAAAAGCAAACGGTATTTTTTGTCTAGTGGAATTACTTCAGCCGGCACAGACAAACTTGATTGTGTTGGTTCATCAGGTAAATCGCTAGGTTGCTCCGCAACGGCGTCAGCCGTCTGCTCTTCGACTTTAGTATATTGGTTCCCTATTGGTTCTATATTGGATCGGGTGCATTCTAGTGCACCTTTTTTGGTACTAGAATGCACCTTTTCTGTACCAGAGTGCACCTTTTCAGAGTTAAATGGTATATCTTTTTCGCCGCTAAAAGGTGCACTAGAATGCACCTTTTCTCGCATTGTTAATTTGTAAACGTTGGTATTTTTTCGTCCGTGGCTGACTTCAATTTCAATATAACCACTGTCTTTTAGGTCGCGCAATAGGTTTTGTACTTGCCGATCCTTGAGTCCGGTCATCTCGGCAAGCTTCGCAATGCTAGGCCAGCATGTGTTACTTTCTTCGTTAGCAAACTCGGCTAGCGCAAGAAGCACAAGTTTGTGACTGCTTTTAACTTCTGGATAGTTTGCCCAGACATGCTTGTAGTGCTTAATGCTCATAGCTACACCAAGTTTTCGTAAAGCCAGTTCACATGGTTGGGGGTTTGCTCAAGTAGTTCTCCGCAATCTTTTATATCTTTAGGGTAGCTAATGATTTTGGCGCGGCGTAATGTGGAGAAGACAAGGCTTGATCCTTTGCGGCCTGCCTCATCATTGTCGTACAAGATCCATATCTTTTGTACACTGGAAAATAGTTTCACCCAATCCGCTTTCCACGTTCCGGCGCCGGCTGTGCTGCTCACAGCCGGGAATCCCCACTGGGTGAGTAACATAGCATCAATCTCGCCTTCGCAGATCACAACCTTGTCAGTGTTCCATAGCACATCGGCATTGAAGAGTCCGGCGCGGCTGCCGGTAACGCTGGTATACTTGGCATCGATGCCGTCATTGATTTCACTTTGACGGCGCTTCACACCGAACGGCACAAGCCGGTAGAGGTGGGGGATGGTGTAGCGCTTGCCATCCCAGCCGAGCATGAAGTCATTGATTGCCTGGTCGAACAGGCCGCGCTTTAGGAAGTATTCGCGTCGGCTGTCTGGCATGTTTAGGTGCCAGTCCACGATTGCGTCCAGGCTGATCGATAGCTTGGCGGGTTCCGGCTTGGGCTTGACGGTGCGCTCTGGCAGTGGAGCGATGTTGATGCCGCCCAACTTATCGATTACATCTGAGAAATGGGTGGCGGCGTCGTACTGCTGGCCAAAGAAGAAGTAACCGGCAAAGTCTAAAACGTCACCGTGTATTCCGCAGCTAAAACACTTAAAGCCGCCATCATCATAGATGTGCATGGATGGCGTCGTGTCGCTATGGAGCGGGCAGCTGATCTTGTGCTTTTCAATCTGCTGGCCGGTAAAGCGCTCCACTACCTGATCGAGTGGATTGCTGGCTTTGATAGCCTGAATATCAACAGACATAAACTAAACCTTCACTTTGCGCTCCAAGGCGCGTAACTCGTTTCTTAGTACCAGTAACTTGCGCACCTTCAGCGGTGTTGCTGGTAGGCGTTTCACTTTTTCCATTTCCACATGCAGCATGTCAATTTTTCGGCTTAATTTGAGGTTGAAGGAACTCTTCATGGCCTTTTGTGAATTCTTATAGTCTGTTGCTGGTAAAAATAAATTCCATTGCTTACCTTTGCGTCGCACCTACGCAGACAAGGAGTTAGGCGGCTCCCCGGTGCGGACGCAAAGGTAAATAATGGAACTGGTAAGCTTATTCGTTTCGTCTGCGTTTTTACTTCACTGCCGTCAACGGGTGCCTATGCCGTTAACTTACATATATGTCCTAAAACAGTATACCTTAAAAAGTATATCTTGTCAAGCATGAATGTATCTTGCAGATATATCTAAGGTGGTATATCATATTAGGAATTGTCAAAATAATACTGCTTAAAAAGGATTCTACTTATGATACAAATTCGATTGCGTCAAATTGCCGAAGCCAAGAATATCAACAAGTCGCAATTGTCGCTGCGTGCTCAGGTGGGCATAGGCGTAATTAGACGTTACTGGAATGACGATAGCACGTCGGTTGACTTGCGTGTTATTGATAGCCTTTGCGAGATCCTAGACTGCGAGCCGGGCGACCTTATCAAGCGGGTGAAGCCATGATCTCTATCCACTGGCTCTCCCGCGGCACCTTTGCCATTGTCGCCGGCGTCATCTACTATTTCCTGTGGCCGAAAGGTAAGTGAGCTATGCAATGGCGCTCTGACTTTACCCCCGAGCAACTCAAGGAAATCGACTTCTGTCGCACCTATGCGCAGGACTTCGGCCACAGTCCGAACCGATACGCTGAAAAGCTCATCATTGCCAAGATGGCCGCTATCCTCGACAACGTGGCAGCGTTTGAGTCACCGCTTGACGATACCAAGCTGCTGATCCACCTCCACACGTTGCTAGCGCAGGAAGGCACGCAGTCGAACCTGGCCAAGCGGCTAGGTGTGTCCATTTCGTCACTCAGCCTCACGCTGCAAGGCGGCAAGCCACCCAGCGAAATGCTGCTCAAATCGCTAGGACTGCGGCGCGTGGTGACGTATGTGGCCGACAGCGACGATACCGACATCAACGCCATGTTGCGCACCGACGACGTGGTGATAAGCGAGTGAGTCACCGCACCAACTCCGCCACAGCGTAGGTGCTGAACAATGGCAAGGCGGCGAAGTCGGAAGCGTGGCCCTTAATTTGTTTTGGTAACCGTTGCGCCTGTCGCTGCGCATCGCGTAACCGGCGTTCCGAGTAGCGCACCCAATGCGGCGATAAATCAATGCCGATGAAGTTGCGGCCTAGCTTTACACAGGCGTGGCCGGTTGTGCCTGAACCAAGAAAGCAATCCAACACGGTCGCACCTGGTCGACTGGATAGGCTGACAATGTGCTCCATTAGCGCCAACGGCTTTTCGCATGGGTGTTTGCCTGGTTGCGCCTGTACTGTGGGGAATGTCCACACGTCTGTATAGGGTGCGTCCGGTGTGGCGTTGAACGGTCGGCGCAAGTCCTCGTACTCTTTGCGCAAGTCCTCGTACTCTTTGCGCAAGTAGTCGGTTCGACAATTGGCACTGTTTAGGTATTGGCGGATAGTTTCGTACTGTTCTGGCGTTGGCACGTTCAAGCCTAGAATCCAGTTAGACACGCAGCCAGTCAAGCCGCCGGTAATGGATGGAAACAGCGCCGCAACTTTCTTATTGGTGACGCCTGCACGTCGAAATTCAGCGGCCAAATAATTGCCAAAGATGCGCTGCTTTAGTTTTGTTTCGGCTTCGGTGAATCCTGCTATTGCATCGGCTACGTCATCACTTCCGCCATGCTCGGCAAAGATGATGTTTTCACTTGCGGGAAATAGACACCGCAAATCTTCCTTGACGAACATTTCAGCTTTTGTGGCGAATGGTGGTTTTTGCCAACGGATGTTATTTAACACATTGAACCGCTGGCCTATCAACCCCTCCACATGCCAAGCCATCTGCGGTGATGCAAAGACGTATAAGCTACCGTTGGGCTTTAGGATGCGCTTCCACTCATCAGCGACAACGCCGAGCCAGGCCAAAAACTTATCCCGGCTCTCCCACTGGTTATCCCATGCCTCATCTTTGACACGGAAATAAGGCGGGTCAGTGGCTATAAGGTCAATGCTAGCATCGGGCAGTTTCTTCATTTCGGCAACGCAATCGCCCTCAATCAGTTCGTAATTCATCGATCATCCTTGCTTACTCAGCGAATCAACTCCGCCACCAGCGTGGCTAGTTCGCCGGCGTCAAACTGTTGGCGTAGCACCTGCGCAGCGTACACCGGGTTGCGCGGCACGGCGATATAGGCGTCGGCGTCGTAGGCGTCAGGTAGCACGTAGTTGTCGCCGGCGGGCGCATGGGCGTCATAGTCTTTGTACTGGATACTGTCACGGCCATAAGGCACGTCATCGGCTTGGAGAAGGCGCTCGACAGCATCGGCGGTGGGCGTGGCGCCATTCCCGACAACGGGAATGCTGTTGCGCCGGTCCCACACCCACTTGCGCAACTGGGCAATGGTGAAGCGATTGGCGGCGGCATGGTGTAGCGCACTGTACGCCTCTTCTGCGTCCAGGCCGAGCACGGCGTCAAG